CTATCAAATAAAACATGGTTACCTGTAGTGCTTCGTAACTTAAACCAAAGCCAATCTGGTTGCATATCGCTGTTACCATCATAAGTAATGGCTGTATTATCAGTAGCATTACCAGTATAAGTAGCAGTCTGAAAATATGCAGATGGGTCGTCTATATTTGTATAAGCCATTATCCGTACTCCGCTAAGTTTTTACTGCACAAGGCGTAGTAGCCTGATGGGGGTGCGTATTCAAAAGTTCCGTAACCGTTGGCATCTGTTGCTGCACTTGAGATTGAAATGGTTGTGTAACCTCCAAAGTTTGCAAAACTTTGTTTTGCTTGTTGATATACACTTGCACCTATAGAATGTTCAACTAAACCTGCTGGTAATGCATAACCGCCTGAGCCTGCTACTGGGTCTGCTGAATTTATCCAAGTATTATCTTTTGCCCAATAAATATAGCCATTATCCATATCTAACGCAATTGCCATAATGTTTGAGTTACCGTAAGTAGGACCAAAAACTGGGTTAACACCTGAGTCATTAACATATAAATAACCTGTATCAGCATAACCAACAGAGTCACTGCCTACACCTCCACCATAGTGGGTAGCAGAATCCCACAAAGTTCCACCTATAGGAGCAGCACCAAGTATTCTTGAATCTACTGCATTAAATTTAAACTCCATATACCATTTACCACTTGCAGGGCAAATAGTAGATTGAGGAGCTATCCAACCATTTGCATTTTTTGTAACTACTGTCCCTCCTTCGGTGGTAAAAGTTTCAGTAAAATACTTAAGAATGGGGTTAGTTGTAGCAAAATTATTAGTAGGTGTGTCAGTTGCTTGGTCTGCGGATGTGATGTTGTTTTCTGTAAAGTTATTACTGTTACCACTAACATCGTCACCTAAGTTAGCTGCATCTTCATAATCTAAATAAAATCCATTAGTACCAAAAGTTAAACCACTTACATCTATTGGTTTCCAAATGCCAGTATCACTATCAGTTTCACCAAATGAATCAGGGTCTAATGCAGTTCCGTCAACTAAAACTGTTTCAGCTAAATAACCATTAAAATAATACGGTCCATCGGTTCTTTTGCCTACATTATGTGCTATTGCATCATTAACATTACCATCATAATTTACTGGTGGATCGCCATAGTCAGTAGCAAAACTTGTTTCCCTTATTCCATTAATATATAAACGGTATCTATCTGTTGATGTGCTATTTGTTGTATCAGATACAAAAACTATGTGATACCACGCACTAGTATCTCTTAATAATCTATTTGTTTGTTTACCATAGTCAGTTCCTACAATAATATCGTAAAAAACTAAACGCCCTACATCAGAAATACCTAAAATAAACCAAGTATTAGAATTTTTATAAGCATCCAAAAAATAATTATTTATACCTGTTTCAGTAATTTTTATCCAAGTGCTGTAAGTCCATGTTCGTCTATTACTTGCACTTGATACAGACCTAGTTAAAAATTCTGTATTATCAGATTCCATTTTTACAGAGTTATTAATATCATACCCAGTAGATAGGCTTCCACGATTTGCTGTACGCTGTAGCGTTTCCATATTAGGTTTGTGCTAGGTTTTGAACTCTACCTATTTCTTGCCAGACTGAGCCATTATATCTAAATGCTAAAATATCTGTTTTGTTGGCTGTAGCTGTAATGGTAGGGGCTGTACTTGCTGCAAATTCAAAGACTGTGTTCCAAGCGATTGTTCTTGGTGTAGAACCTTGAGCTATCTCAACCGAGATAATTGCACCTTCTACAGCGTTACTTGGTGCTGAAAACGTGGTGTTTTCAGTTGTAAGATGGTAAGCATTAGCGGCAGCTCGTGCATCCCAAGCTACTGCATTAGAGCTTGAGGTAATAGCTACTTGGCTAATATTAGCTGAAGTAGACGCTGTAACTTTTTTAGGCATAGTGACAAATTGGTTTTCATCTACGGATATAGCAGGAGTTGTACCTACTGCTGATCCTAAACCAATTACCAAATCGTCTGCTGAATCATCAAGGCCTACATAATAATCTTGAGCGTTACCATCAAATACTATTTTGGTATCTTCGGCCGCCGCATCACCAATTGTAAGGACTGGACCGTTTAAAGTTAAACTGTCAGAAATTTGTAAATCAGTAAATACATCTAAAACTGCTGCTCCACTTCCTGCTCCATCCAATTGAACAGCTGCAACTTTGCCTGGAGCAATTGTTACTGTAGCTCCTGAACCTTGTTTAATAATAATATTTTGAGATCCACTTGTAGCATTTTCAATTAATTGAACTCTGTTTATAGTATTTGGAGCGATTGTAATTGTACAAGCTGAGTCTAACGTACCAGTATATTTTAAATACAAAGCTCGCCCAGCATCTGCTGATCCGTCTGCAACAGTAGTTGTATGAGTGTCAGCATTAGTAGTAATAGCTTCAGTACCTGTACCAAGAGCATCAGCTATAAGTTCTAAATTGGTGTTGGTGCTTGTTCCCCAAGTACCTGACTCATCACCTGTAGCGATTTCTTTGAGTCTTAAATTATTTACATAAGTTGCCATTTCTTACCTCTGAGCATTTATTATGCCATTTTAAATTTGTTATTGTATATTAAATTATGCAGCAACGTCTGTCCAATTAGGCGTCTGAGATTCATCAATATCTTGCCATTTAAATACATGCCCTAATTCTCCTGTTGCCGAAACACCTGTTAGAGTAAAGTTGCATGCTGCGTTGACCGTTGGATTTACAAACGGATCAGATGCTCGCAAGTTAGCAAAGCCAGGAGCTTCAAATCTATTGTCGGTTATGGTGCTAGAGGTTCCTATCGCAGATGTCGCTGCTACACCTGTAACTGCAACATTCGCTTCACCATCTACGTCTACTGATACTGAGCCTAAACTTGATGTTAAGCCTGCAAGTGATGCTACGGCTTGACCGTTTACTCCAGGCGCACCTAGGGCAGATGTGGCCGCTAGTCCACTTACACTAATATTGTTAGTAGATACAGTTGTTGGAGTTCCAACCGCTGATGTTGCTGCTTGACCTGAAGGTATTGTATTTGCTTCTGCATCTACTGCAATAGTTCCTAAAGCAGAGGTTCCAAGCTGACTTGCTGGAACTATATTTGCTTTCGCTACAACGGATACAGTACCTAAAGCAGATGTTGCCGCTGAAGGCGCTGAAAGGGTAACGGGGATGGGTTCGCCCCAGGTTAATTGACCCCAGGTGCCTCGACCCCAACCGTTAATGATAGCCATTTAAGGCTAGGCGATTCTTATAATCGCTGTAGAAGCTGCTGCTGCTGGGAATACAATAGTGAAGTCTCCAGCGGTAGATGTTTTATCGCCACCAAAGTCAATTGTTGCTACTGATTTGTTACTGTCAGAGCTGTTGTAAATCATACAACCTCTAGCAGTAATTGTAGCTGTACCAAAAGTTAAATCAGCAAAGTCTGTAAAAGCTGTTGTTCCAGAGCTTGTTGGAGTTACATTTGTTAAGTTAGCTCCACCTGAAGAATAGTTAGTACCAGATGCTTGACCTGTAGTGGTAAACGAAGTAGTAGTAGCTCCTAAAGTTGCTGAAGAAGTATACAAAGCAAGTTTAAAAGTATCAGCTCCGTTATCGAAGTCATGATTGCCTTTTAAAAGCTCCACTTTAAAACTTGTTGTAAGTGTTGATGTAATTGCCATAATTATAGTTTCCTAATTAAATCAGAGGCTTCTTTTAAACCTGCTTTATCTAATTGATTATTAATTGTAATCCTATCAGATTTTATAGCATTTTGCATATATTGTTCAATAACTTTTTGAATATTGTCTTTGTACTCTTTTACTTGATTTTGAACTTCTTCTGGCGCTTCTTGACTTACTTGCACAATTCTTTCTATACAAAGGTTAGACCAAAATTCAACTGGATGGCCTCCTTCTTCTGTTGTATGTACTTCAATTGTTCCTAACTCAGGTCCAGCGTTATAACTCATTACCATTTTTTTGGCTCTCCTACTTTATTTTTTTTAAGGTGACTGTCGTTCCTGTCTATTAAAACAGGAGCTTGTTCTTGTTTAAATTGTTGTAGCTGACTTCTTTTTTTAGCAATTAAAACTCCTTTCTCATCTGTAATAACAACCAAAGGATCATCTAAACGATGATAGCCATAAAGCTTTTCTTCCGCAGGAACTGCTGTATCAAGCAATCCACTCGTATGAGCAACCTCAATCTCAATACCGTTGAACATTGCTTTGCTTAACCAAAATTCTACACAAGCTCTGCCTGCTTCAGCAAAATGCAAATTGCCTTTATAACTAAAATCAATTCCAAACATTTTTATTTTTGCAACTTTATTCCACAAGGCAAAGGCTACTGCATAAGCAACGGTATTGTTTATATAATGAGATCCGCATCCAGCCAGCACTTCATCTATTGGATACTCTACTAAACCAGGACAACGATCATCTAATTGACATGTATAAACTGGCCCTTGGTGTTCAGTAAGAAGTTTAGACATGCTATCAGTTTGTCCCCCAGCATCATCGGTATCTAAAAACCTAGATGGTGGGTCCATCATAAAGACTCTATCATGAAATATAACAGATGCCACTGCATTGATAGCCCATACCTCGTCAAAGTGTGAGCCATGTGATTTTGCTAAATTATAATCAAACCAACTTTTGCCCATTCCGACAATAGCTACGGTCTTACCTTCAAGTTTCTTGATTGGTTTCATATCTTCTCCTTTTTTTTAAAAACTAAGTTATTTGCGTTCTTAACGAATCGTATCTGTATTCGTCTCTTCTTCCTCTTGCTTCTGCTTTGTTTTTTAATCTTGCCATTTCTTGTTGAAATCTATCTTCATAGAGTTTCATCATGTCTGGATCGCCTTTCATAAAAATATAAGCTTCAACTAAACTTCCATATAATAAACCATTTCTTGCATGTTCTGACATCCAAGTCCCAGTTGTATCTGTAACTAAAGAGTTTGGTTTATATAAATAATGAAGTTCGGTTGTATAGTTTTCATCTGGAACTGGAGCAATAATTAAAGTTGACTCTTCCAATCCTGTATTTAAATTTTTATCAAAGTCACCATAATATAATGGCAATCCTCTTGCTGATGAATCTGTTGGATCTGGCGCATACTCTTGCATAAAACTAGGATGTTTTTTATCAAGGTAATGATAATCACCATTACTATCTATTACAGACAAAGAAAAAGATAATTCAAAATCGTCTGGGGCTGTTAAAAATCTAGAGCCAGCAGTCATAGATCCTTGTACATTTCTTCTAAAATAATCAAACTGAACCATTTCAAAAATTCTTTCTTCTGCATTTTGAATGATGTCATCTAAAGTATTTACAAAAGTTGTTTCTTCGTTTTCAACAAAATTTTGTATAAGGGTTTTTAGTTCTGATAATGTTAAAGGAGTGCTCATGATGTTGTAATTGTAACCTCTCCAACTCCACCTGTCATTTCATCTACTGTAAAGTTTGTTCCTATAGTGTCTGAGTTCATATAATGAGGTGTGTAAATATCTGTATAAACCACTACAACGTAGCCTTCACCTACTTCTTTATCGGTATCAGGTCTAGGTTGGTAAATTGCCTCAGGATCAGCTTTAGCTGTATGAGGTTCTAGTTGAGGATGTTTTGGTTCGTAGCATTCAGAACAAACTTTAAAACCAGTCCATTCTTTTTTTAAATCTAGCAAAGGATATTCAAACGCACATCTATCGCATAAACCTACTGCAAATTTACCTGAAGCGTAAGACATATTACCTCAAACTATTAAAGGGTCTAATTCTAAATGATGCTTTATCTTCATCAGTAGACATAGCCCTATCAAATTCTTCTTCGTATATTTGTTTTAATAATTGAGCTTTTTCTGGGGCTCTTTTTATTGCAATATAATATGCTAGCCCTGCTGCAAAACAAGGATAAAATCTAAATGGCATATCCATAGTATTTGTTGCAGCATCAGCATCATCCATTCTAATCATTTTATTAAAAACTAAAATATCTGTTGAATTTTCTGGCGTAGGCCAAACTTTTAAAACAGGGGAATTTAATTTATCTAAAAACCATTGAGAAGGCATGCTTTGAGTTGTTTTATTAGGAATATTTAAGTAAGAACTTCTGCTTAATCTTTCAATAGAAATATCTGTTTGAACGCCGTTTGTTGTACGTCTTAAAACAACATCTAAAATATCAATAACATTAGAATTTAAAGTGTACTCAGCTGTTCCTTGGGTAACAGTTTGAGTATCTTGCTCTATTGTCCATTGATTAAGACCTCGGTTAGCCCACTCTGCCAACATAAGATTAATAGACCGTCTTGCAGTTTTTAAATCATAACCAGTTCTAAGTTCTAGGCCGCATCTTTCAAATGCTTCCTCTACGAACTCAGCTACGTTTGGTTCAAAATCTGTACTGCCTGAAAGTGCCATAACTAATCCTCTGGAGCGTATAGATTATTAAATGTTATATTCGGGTCCATATAGCTCTCATGTTGTTCTGCTGAATGCGTCCATTGAGAGGGCATAAAATCTGGTGCTCCCTCGCCTACACGCCATAAAGCAGGATTTGTCGCTCTTACTCTATTATTAGGTAAAGCTACAAAATTGCCAGTATATTCACCAGCATCTGTTAAATATAGCACATGTGACTGCTTATGTTGAGCTGGGTCATCTGCTATAGAATTATCTGTATAGTCTACAGTAAATAAATACTTTCCTGTATAAAATTCTCCTCCTATTTTGCATACCCAAGGAGATGAGCTAACTCTGTCCATAACAATTACAGAATGCTCATGACTTAAACAATCCCAGGGCTGAGCTAAATGATCTTCCATTGGATTTGGCCATTCTTGCAGAGGTATGTCTGCTACTAAGGCTTGTATAGGCATTCTTGCCCACATAGCGCCACCATGAACATTTGGTGCATTTTCCATACTATCTATTTCGCATCCAGTAAATACAACTTGAAACGACAAAGATCTGTCTGGAATTGTGTTAACAGCTATAGCAAGAGCATGCAAATACTCTCCATGATAGTTGCTATGATTGGCGGTAAATTCTCTTCTTACCCAGCATTTAAACTGAGGTATGTTAGAAATTAAATATGACATCTAAGGTGCAAATTAAACTTTGCCACCTTTCGCCATATACTTAGTCCCTTTGGCTGCTCCACCTTTGGACATATACTTAGTTCCTTTGGCTGCTCCACCTTTGGACATATACTTAGTTCCCTTAACTGGGCCGCCTGTAGCATATCCTTTAGTTTTTTTAAACATTATTACTCCTAATATTCTTTAGTTTTCTTTCTTCGGTTGTTCATTACTTTACCACAACCTCTCGCTATATAAATATTTATAGGACCGCCTTTTGCTTTTTTTGTCCTACCGTCTTTCCAGCTAATTCTTTTTGAACTAGTTTTCTTTTTAGCCGCTGCGGTACATTGAGCTTTTGTTGGTCTACAAGCAGGATAACTTTTACGTTTCTCACCTTTTTTTCTACCGCAAGGCTTACCTGTTTTACAGTCAATCCAGCCTTTGCCATCATTTCTGTCAAACCATTTTTTTAAACTATCGCTAGCCATTAGCTTAATTTAGTTTTTTTGCGTTTACCTGGAAGCATATTACTAAAACCTCTAGCTTCAACAAATGTTACTTCGCCGCCTTCAAATTTTTTTTGTCTGCTTTTGTTGCCCCAATTTTTAGCGCCAACTTTACGGCATTTAACCAAAGCTCCACTTGCATAAGCAGATGGCCAAACTTTATATCTTGATTTTACTTTGTTATAACAAGCATCTTTTTTAGTAGCCATTTAACATTTCCACCTTCGTCTTGCTTGACGTATTCTTGAATTAGGATCGTTTCTAGTTTTAGCTGAACTACGTTTAAGCTGTCCAAGTGATCTAGCGCAATAAGACTTACGTCTTTTAGCTGCTGCACTTCCTTTTTTAACTTTTCCTGTTACTGCTGTTTTAAGTTTAGATCCTGGATTAGCTTTACGATAAGCGGCTACACCTTTTTTGGTCATACCAGCGCCAGACTTAGTAGGTCTATAGTTAGCGCCTTTGCCTTTGGTTGTTCTTCGTATAGGTTTTGCTCTTTTTCGTTCTGCCATAACACTTAATATAGTAGCACTATAGAAGTGCTACTACAAAATTAAAAACTAAGAATGAAAAACAGTTACTCTGTCTATATTGCTCAATACAACATGAATACCATCTGAAAATAAAACCCCAGAATCTGGAATGTTCATTGTTTCAGTATCATTAGCGTTGCAAGGAGCAATAAGAAGAGTAGTGCCAGTAACAGAACCGTCTCTAAAAGTTACAGTACCGTCTGAAGTTCCTCCTGCAATAACATAACCCCTTAATCTAGATCTACCTGCTTGCAAAACAGCTCCGCCAGTAGCGGAGCTAGTGCTAGTAGCTGTTTTTACATCTGAGCCTACAATTCTACCTGACATAGTTAGCTCCTAAAATTAAGAACCAGAGAATGGTGTTACTAAAGTTCCTGAACCTAAAGTAATTCCTTCTACAACGTATTTGGCAGTATCAGCAGCATGTACTTTAATTACACTTCCTGCTAGACCACCTTTAGTTGTACCATTCAAAGTTATAATGTCGTTAGCAGCACCTGAAATAAAAGTTTTACCTGTTGCATTATTTACACCTGTGTATAACCCACCAACATACTTATCTGTACCATCTGTAATAATAGTCATGCCAGTCGCTGCTGTAATAACTAAAAATGTAAAAGTAGCACCTAAGTTGTTAGTTTGGTTTGGGTCTGTAGGATCGCTAGGTACAGTTGAAACAATTGAAGGCAAAGTAAATGCACCGTCTGCATCATTACACAACAAAAGTTTTCCTGCGTGATCGTCTACTGTTAAGGTTGTATTCGCTGTTAAACTAACAACTGAATTTGTACCTGCTGAAATAAATCCTGCCAATGATTTGACTGGACCTGAAAAAGTTGATTTAGCCATTATTTTCTCCTAACTAAATGTGTTGCGCCATCTTGGAGTAAGTCTGCCGAGTCAGTTGGGGCAACGAGTTATCTCGGTTTAGATAACTATACTACTTTAGAGGTCTTGAGGGAAGTTTTCTTTAGATTTTAAAATTTCTTCTCTGCACTTAAACAAGGCTTGATAGGACTCTTTGATTGCTGGATCTTTGCCAAACTCATCAATCATATCTTTGCCAATCATCTCAACTAGAGCTATAACAGTTGTCATTCTTCCGTCTATATCTTTAATTTTTTGAATATCTTTTGCTGTCATTGTTGATTCTTTTTTCTGTCTAATATTATAACCATCTAGCCAGTTTTTTACATTAATTAATTTTTTGCTGAAGTCAGGATAGGTTTCCCAGTCTCTTATTTCTTCTATATCTCGGCCGCAACCTTGACATCTTTCGTCAAAGGGGGCCATTGACGTTGAGCAACGTCCATTGCAGGGTGAGTTAGCTAAGCTGATACTCATATGTAAACCAGTATTCATATATATACCTCGGTTTACTCAAATTCTACATCAAGAATCTGATTATAGGTAGCTTTTTGTAACTTTTTATACAAAAAAAAGGGGTGCAAATGCACCCCTTTTATCAATTGCTAAGAATTAAGCACCTTGAGAAGCGAAAACAGCTCTCCAATTGGAGTAACCGAAAGAGTATCTTTCTCTAGCTTTGTAACGCATGTTACCAGTATCGAAATCACCCTCTAGGGCTGTTGACATAGGACTTCTTTGGAAGTGTTTAAAGCCATCTGGACAATCTGTTTTTAGGAACCAAGCATCATTGTCTGTTAGATAGTGGTTAACCACATACCCATCAGGACACATGCCCATATTCCTAATAGCGTTGATGTCGTTGTCAGATGTACCAACTCTACCAGGAGTGTTGATTAATCTATCAGCGACAAACTGCAATTGAGGTGGAACAATCAACTTCATACCTTTCAGAGCAATTTGTAATTGTCTGTCGTCAGTTAAAGTTGAAACAGAAATCAACGCATCTTCTAATGAAGTTTCGTTAAGGTCTGTATAAGTGCTTGGTCTGTTACTTGCAGTTCCGCCGCCACCGAGAGGGTGAGCGTTAGAAACAAGAGGTTGACCGTCGCCACCAGTTACACCAGCTGCAAACGCATTGTTTAACACAGAAGCAGCTTTAATCTGCTTAGTGTTAGCCATAGATCTAGCCAAGGCTTTTGTATACCTTGAACCAAGTCTATCGTAAAGATTATCTTCTACAGCTTCTTCTGTAAGAGCAAAAGCTAAAGCAACAGTTTCATGGTTGTAACGTGAAGTATAACCTTCTGAAGCGTTATCAAATGATACTCCGCTTCCTTCAGCTTTAACTGAAGCGTTTCCAAAACCAACAATCATTACTTCTTCTTCAAACGCTCTATCTGAAGATTCTGTTTCGTAGATTTCTTCGTGTTCAGAATCGTACCTTGCATATTCCATGCCGAAAAGGGCATTAAGACCAGGCTCTAGTTCTTTTGCTAATTGGGATCTATTAATAGCCATTATTTATACCCCTACTGTTTGAGCATAGAAGTGCTCGTTAATTTTAACAATCAAGTTGACATTAGCTGAAGCTGAACCAGTACCTAAAGTGCTGTTTTCAGGATCAGTAGAAATTCCTACAATTCTCAACTGAGCAGATGTTGCAGCAGTAGTGCCGCTAATCTTCACGTCTGAGATGCCTGTTATTGTTGAACCAGTTGAGTAAACAGTATCAGCATTATTACCAACAACTGTTTGTACTACTGAACCAGTAGCAGCTGATTGAACTTCAAACAAAGCATTAGGATCGTCAACTACGAATGCCACCGCGTCAGATGTCACAGTTCCATTTGGCCAATACGATGAAAAAATCGTATCTCCGCTTGAATCTGTATATTGACATCCTCTAAAGACTCCTAGTACAGGATTATCCGTAGCGCCAGCAACTAAAATAGTTCCTGCGTTGGTCATCTTCACTAGGTCGCCTGAAAAAATGTTTCCAGATGCACCAGAGGCAATTTTGTATTCGGTCACTCCTTCACTGTTGTAGCCCGAACCAACTTTTCCTACTGGTTTTAATCCGAAAGGTGCATTTTGATTAGACATATTATTACCTTTAAATTAAATATTTATTTAACGGTATAAGAATTAACTTCTTTTACCGCCACCAAAAGTTACGCTTGATGTTCTCTGAGGTTTTAACATCGGAGAACTTGGATCTGATTCCTTCATTAGATCATTATCAATAGCTTCTTGTTGCTGTTGAGCACGTTCTGAGAAATAGGCGTTTCTTTCGTCACGTGTTTCATTCGGAATCTTAGCCAAAAGCAAACCACCCACTGCGACAACACCAGCATGCTTTCCATCATCAATCGAAGGAAGTTCAAAGTCTCCAATCTCATCGGCATGTACGAGCTCAAAGCCCTCACGTAACCTAGACATTACATTCTTTTTATCTTCTTGACCGACAATTTCGGCTCTTATCCACCTGTAGGTATAACCTTCAGGTGCAGGTGGTGTCTCCAACATAGATGGGGGACGCCATGGTTTGCGAGCGTTCATAGTAGCTCGAGTATCAGCAGAACGCGGAGTTCTGTTATTAGTTTCTTTTTTATCAGCCATATTTATTACCTTTTAATATGCTTAGCGTATTCTTGAACTGGTACATTCAAACGACGAGCCATTTCGACTTCGCTTTTGCTTAGTCTGACTTGACGTTTTCTTCCAGAGCCTTCAGATCTTCCAGCTGGAGCAACGGTTTGTTGCATCCTTGCTTTTGATTTGACTGCGCCACCATCACTAAATTTGTGCGGGAACTCAGCTCTCATACGTTTATCTATCTCATCATAGTACATTGAGTCGTTAGGATCAAACCCTTCTTCCTCAATTAATTTTTGATGAATGTTAAAAGCAGCTAAAGTCATTATTTCGTCTTGACCAAACCACTCGTTTTTTTCTGCCCAACTCTCTGCTTCAGGGTCTGCTTGCGGAGTCGGAGCTTGAACTTGTTGTTGAAATGCTTGTTGATTTGGAACCTCTTGATATACAGGCTCTCTTTCAATTTGCATTCTGTTGTTAGCTAACTTGCTTTCTTCAACGGTAATCTTGTCAAGAATTTCTTGGGCTTTTGTTACTTTGTCCCAATCTTGGTCTTGATAAGCTCCTTTTAAAACAGCATTAGCTTGAGCTCTTTGAGACTTTAATCTATTTTCAGCTTCACCATAATAGCTTTGATTAAGCTGAGATGTACTGGTTTTTAAATGTTCATTCTCACTTTGTAAGCTTTTTGCATACTCGTAAGCAGATTGAGCGGCACGCTCTTGCTCACGCATTTTTTTAGTTAAATTAGCAATACGCTTTTGAACATTTTTTGAATAGTTCTCTAGTTCGTCTTGCTCTTCATCTTTTTTAGTTTCTTCTTCAGAAACATCTTCTACAGCAGCTTGCGCTTCTTGATCTTCCTCTGGAACATCAAGTTCTACAACCTCGCCCTCCTCAACCTCTTGTTCTAGAGCTTGATTATTTTCTTCTTCTAGCATGAGTCCTCCTCACGTTTACAGCGTGACGATATCATCGGGATCTGCGATCGTAGCGATAACCTCGTCGTCGTTAATAATACGGCATTCTGCATCATCGCCTAACTTAAAGCGAGCTCCAGCATACCGACCAATTAGCACCCATTGCTTCTCCTCACACCAAGGTGTGTCTCCAAACTTGTCTTTGTCTTTGTAACAGAGTGGTCCCATTTTAATTACGTAAGCAACCACTGAGGCTAAAGCCTCTCTGTCAACTGACTCTTTTGTTAATACAATTCCACCTTTAGATACACCTCTGCCTCTGTATGGAAGAATTAACATTCTCCACCCAGTAGGACTAGGCATTCTTTCTATTAAGGTTTTGTCAACCAAGGTGGGATCTAAAACTCGATCTTCTGCGCTGACAAAAGCTTTGTCAACTTCAGACTTTGTTTCTTCTGTTTTTTCGTTTTCTAATTCAGCTGCAATATGGTCAGGTACCAATACTTTGTTCTTCGTCATTTTCTTCTATCCTCTCTAGCAACTCCCTAAGTTCTTGTTCTACGTCAACGAGGGAATTGTAACGTCCACGTAGATATTGATAGTCTTCAAAAGATTGAACACCGTTGAGCAATTGGCTCTGGGTGTCCTCTTTCTTCTCCTTTAGCCTTTTTTTTAATTGGTCAGCTACCCAAATTGTTGACATTAATAAATGCCAGAAAACTTACCGCCGAACTCAGCAGCGCCCATACCTCTAGCTTTGCCTTTACCCATTCCTGGCTTTGGCGAAGCGTCAGCAGAGAAAGTTCCTTCATTATTTTTAGAAGGGACAGTACCTTTGTTGCTGTATGAGAGTTTGTTTTTGTCTACTTTTATATTTTTAGCCATTTGTTTACCTAAATTGATCGAACTGTTTTAGACCGATATCAATCAATTTTAATTCTTTTTGTTGATCAAGTCTATCTTGAGTCGTATCGTCCTTCATTCTAGCAATATCTCGCTGAGCGTCAATCCTTTCTCGGTCTATTTGATCTTGCCTAGCTTTTTCGTCTGCTCGCATTTGTTCTTTAACAGCAAATTGTTCTTTCTCTTGTTGTAGTTCTTGACCTTTGAGTGCTAGCTCTTGTTTTCTAATTGCTACCAACGGATCTTCTTGCGGAGGTGTTGCAACTTGTTGAGCAAACTGAGTCATTAGCTCTGTCATTATTGGCGAGCTGAACTGAGCCAGTATTTCATTGGCTTGTTGATTGAGCGCCGCCGCGTCAACAGGTGTGGATTGTTGGGCTTGTTGCTGCAATTGTTGATATTGCTGCATGGCCTCGGGCGGCATCTGCTGTTGCGCAATCATATCAGCCTTCATTTGTAAATGCTGCATAATATGCGAATGTATGTTTGCTTGAACCTGCGCGTTCATTTGAACAGGTTGCATGTTTAACAAGTTAACGTGAGATGCAATATGAGCATCATGGTTTTGCTGAATAAATGCTTGCGCTGTTCCGCCC